CAGCAGTCGTTCCTTTATTATTAGCTATGTTAGGTTATTTATTTAATAGTCTCCTTGCTATGCATGATAGTGTTAATATATTAAATCAGAAGATGTCTATTTTAGTGGATATGGATAATCAGATTATTCCATCACCTGATAATGTCATCGAAAGACAGAAAATAAGAGAAGATATGATGAAAGAGATATTAGAACTAGATAAAAGAATATCAATTATAGAATGGAGAATAGACAATAAATGACAGATATTTCACTAGCAGTAGCATTATTTTTATTATTCTTAGTGTTTTTTAATTCAGTTAGAATAAGAACTAAATGGTTTAAACCTGAGCTATCTATAATTGAGATATTGTTCGTAATCATAGTATCATATATCATAGTGCTACAATTATAAGAGGTAATCATGGCAGGTCTTACAGTAACAACAGCAGAAACAGAATTTGCAATAACAAGTGCAGAAGTCAAGAATTGGCTTAGAATCGATGGTAGTGATGATGATACAGTCATATCTACATTGCTCAAAGCATCACATAATTGGGCTAAAAAATACACAGCAAGAAGTATTACAACCCAAACATTAAAGCTTTCAATAGATTCTGTTTATGATACCGATATACCTGTTAAAGAAGGAAACTATGTAGGCATAGACCAAGACATTACTCGTAGAAGTATATTACTGCCACAATCACCTGTAGCATCTATATCAAGTGTTAAATACTATGATGATGCAGATACAGAAAGCACATTTGCATCTAGTAAGTATTATTTAGATTCAGCAGGTGTTCCTGCAAGATTTGTTTTAAGAAATGGTGAAAGTTATCCAACAGGATTAAGAGTAGCTAATGCACTAGAGATTACCTATGTAGCAGGTTATGGTGGTGCATCTGATGTGCCTGATGATATCAAACATGCATGTCTTATTTATACAGCATGGTTATTTGAACACAGAGGTGATGGTGTAGAAAGAATGTCAGCACCTTATCAAGCAACACAATTACTACAACCATATGTAGTTAGACAATTCTCAACTAATCCTTATCGTGGCACAGCACATTATGGTGGTATGGTCTAATGTCTCTTATAGGAGAGATGAGAAATAGAATCAGTTTACAGACTTTAGGTGGTGTAACTGATGCAGGTGGTGGAACTACAACTACTCATTCTACTGCTACAACTGTATGGGCTAAAGCAGAGAATCTATCAGGTGGTGAAGGTATCTTTGGAGACCAACTCAGAGGAACATCTAATTACAGATTTACAATCAGATATTATTCTTCTTTAACAGAAAAATATAGAATCTCTTACAACTCAAAAACATTTAACATAACTCAGATTACAGATATTCAAGAAGGAAGAAGAAAGTTTCAAGAAATACTAGCAACTGAAGGAGTAGCTACATGATATCAATCAAAGTTGAATCTAACTTTGCTAAGAATGCAGAAGTGATACTTAAAAAGTATCAGGTCAATGCATCGAGACATGTTAATCGTGTTTTAAATAATTTTAGAAGAGATATCACAATGAATATGAGAAATACTCCTAAGACAGGTCTTACTTATAAAAAAGGTGGTAAAACACATGTTGCATCATCAGCAGGGAATCCACCTGCAATCGATACAGGAAGATTGGTTAGTAGTATTCAAATTAAACCATCATCACCAACAATAAAACCTGTAGGTAAAGTATTTACTAATGTAGAGTATTCACAGTTATTAGAATTATATAAAGATAGACCATTCATGGGTAAAGAATCTAGAGCCTATCAACAAGCAAAGGAATTCTCTAAAAAGATGGCTAAAGATATTAAGGTGAGATAATGGGATATCATTCATTCGATTTACAATCATCAATTTATTCCTTGTTATCAGGTGATAGCACACTTGATAGTTTATTAGGTAATAACAAGATATTTGATTCTGTAGCACCACAAGATACAGCATATCCTTATGTTTTAATTGGCACAGAAATAACCACAGATATAGGAACTAAGACTGTAGATGGTAATTTATACAATGTAGATATTGATGTTTGGTCACAATATAGAGGTCAAAAGGAAATCAAGGAAATAATGGAAAGAATTTACAATTTAACGAATAATGTTACAATCTCTGTGTCGGGTGCTGATTCTGTTATGAGTTATGTCAATAGTGCAACAACTCTCGTAGAAGCAGATGGAATCACAAGACATGGTATAGTTAATATTAATTTTACAATTTACGATAATTAAGAGGTAAACAAATGGCAGTACAAAAAGGTGCAGAGGTATTAGTCAAAGTTGGAGATGGTGCTTCACCTGAAGCATTTACAACTATCGGTGGACTAAGAGATACTTCAATTTCAATCAACCAAGAAACAGTTGATGTAACAACAAAAGATTCATCTAGAGTTAGAGAACTTCTAGCACAAGGTGGAGTTAAATCTTTTACAATTTCAGGTAGTGGTGTATTTGATGATTCAGCATCACATCAAACAGTATTAAGTGATTTTGATAACAGTACATTTACTAACTATCAATTCATAGTACCTGATTACAATACTTTTACAGGCTCATTCCAAGTAACAGCTATCGAATATAGTGGTACTTACAATGATTCAGCTCAGTATTCACTTACATTTGAATCAGCAGGTACAATAACTATAGCAACAGTCTAATATGTGGATTGATACAGAAGTAACTGTAAACAAAAAAAAGGTTAATGCTAAAGTTAATCTAGGTTCTGACCAATCAGAAGTTGAACTGCCATTCTTTGATGGTTGGGATAACTTAGGTGTTATGAAAATAGATAAGGAAAAATATCTCATCTTTAGTGCCACAAATGTTGGTGGTAGAGATGAGATAATCAGAATGAAAATTAAAAAGGAGAAAAGTAATGACAGTCAATTCGTTGAAAGCAGAGAAGATTCTTAATTTCAAAGACAAGACATACAAAGCTCGTATGTCTGTGGATACTATTATGAGAATAGAACAAGCATTAGGATGTTCTATATTCAAAGTAGGTGCTAAATTAGCATCAACAGATTTAACATTATCTGAAACTGTAACAATTCTTACACTTGCAATTAGAGCAGGTGGTAATGATGTATCGGATAAAGATATCGTTAAACTGATAGGTCAGGATGGTATTGGTATATTAGAAGCAATGAAATTATCAGGTGAATTACTTACAATAGCACTCAATGTAGATTCTGATGATACAGAAAAAAAAAGCAACACTTAGCTGAAGATTACGAAATACCTATCGAAAGATGGTTTGAAATATGTGTCGGTATGATGCATCTACCACCACAGCAAGTGTGGGATATGTCCATCAAGGAAATCACTCTAGCTATAAAAGGATTTACAGAATACAATACAGGTAAGAAATCAGAGCCTATGGACAAATCTGATTTAGAACGATTAAAGGAAATGTACCCTGACAACTAGACATGGAATTAGATAAGTTATTAGTAAAAATTGAAGCAGATTTATCGGACTTAAAACGAGGTCTTGATAAAGCAAACAACGAAGTCAAAAAATCATCTAGCAAGATGTCAAACTCATTTAAGAAGTTTGGCTCTACTCTTGATAATGTAGGTGGTAAAGTAATTAAGTTCGGTGGATTACTTGCAGGTGCTTTCGGTGCATATCAAATCAAGCAAGTTGTTGATGTAGGCTCACAAATTGAAAACCTACAGGTACGATTAAAAGCATTATTTGGTACAGCAGAAGAAGGTGCTAAAGCATTTGATGTAATGACTAAATTTGCTTCTCGTGTACCATTTAGTCTAGAAGAAATACAAAGTGCATCAGGAAATCTTGCTGTTGTAGCAAAAGATTCAGAAGAATTAGCTGAGATATTAGAGATAACAGGTAATGTTGCATCGGTAACAGGTTTATCTTTTAATCAAACTGCTGAACAGATTCAACGTTCTCTAAGTGGTGGTATTGCTTCAGCAGATGTCTTTCGTGAAAAAGGTGTTAGGAACTTATTAGGATTCCAAGCAGGTGCAGAAGTAACAGCTAGTCAAACAGCTAAAGCATTTAGAAGGGTTTTTGGTAGAAGTGGTGAGTTTGGTAATGCAACAGATGAATTAGCTAACACTCTCACAGGTACATTATCTATGCTCAATGATAAATTGTTCTCTTTTAGGAGAGCAATAGCTGAGGATTTTTTCAAAGAAATAAAAAGACAATTTAAAGATTTAGATACAACATTACAAGATAATGAAGCAACCATACAAAAATTTGGTCGTGATATAGGCAGGTCATTAGCTGAGTTTACAAGGTCAGTAGTAGATAATCTTGATGAAATAATGTTGGCATTTAAAGCATTAGGTGCATTTATAGCAACATCTGTAGTAGCTAAGATAGGATTTGCAATAGCTCGTATGAATCCTATTGTCAGAGGTATAGCTATTACATTAGGTGTACTACAAGTTGCATTAGATAAATTAGGAATAAGCTTTGCTAAAACATCTAATGGTATAGGAGACCATAACAAAGCATTAAGAAATCTAAATAAAATTTATGATTTATCAACAGGTAAACTTAGAAAGTTTGAAAAACAACAAGATGATTCTATAGATAAAAACAAAGAACAATTTATCACACTAGAAGACATTAAAGAAATAACAGAAGAAGTTGGTAAAAAATTTGATGATGCAGGTAAAGAAATATCATCTGCATTTGGTGATGCTATTGTTAAAGGTGGTGATTTTAAAGATGCTATGGTCGGAATATTAAAAGATGTTGCATCTCAAATCATTGCTACAACTGTTCAGATTTTATTTATTAACGATTTATTAGAAAAACTAAAAGGTGTTTTGAAAGATATTAAAGAAGGTTTTGAAAATGCATCATTTGCTAGTAGTAATTTTATGGCATATGGATATAACACAGGTGGATTCGGTGGAACAGGTGGATTCACAGGTGGTGGTGGTGGAAACGATGCACCTATTGGAACTGCTGTAGGAACAGCTATAGGAAGTACATTTGGTGGTATTGGTGGTGCAATCGGTGGTGCAATCGGTGGATTATTAGGATTTGCAAATGGTGGTTATACTCCACCAAACAAGCCTTACATGGTAGGTGAACGAGGTGCAGAAATGTTTGTACCAAGAACAGCAGGTAATGTTGTTGCAAACCATGATTTAGGTGGTGGCATAACAGTCAATCAAAATATTTAATTCTCAACAGGTGTTGTACCAACAGTAAGAGCAGAGGTATTAAATCTTCTACCAACAATCAAACAAGAAACAATAAATGCAGTAGCAGAACAAAGAAGTCGTGGTGGTGCATTTGCTAGAACATTCGGAGCATAGTTATGGCAGAGCCAAGTTATCCATTAACATTACCAACATCTCCATCTAACTTTGTTACAAGTGAATGGAGAATTATTAGAACAGTTGCTTATACTGAATCACCATTTACCTATGGTCAGCAAGTAGCAAAATATCAAGGCTCAGTTTGGCAGACCACAGTTACATTACCACCAATGAACAGGGCAGATGCAGGAGCATGGCAGTCGTTCTTTATGCAACTCAATGGCAGATTTGGAACATTCTTACTCGGAGACCCTGATGCTAAAACCATACAAGGTGGAGCAACTACAGTTATAAGTGTCAATGGAGACCATTCAGTCGGAGCATACGATATTATTATTGATGGTGCTGATGTATCAACAGTAATATTTAAAAAA